CTCTTATATAGATGGAGTAGAAACTGAGCTGAGTAAGGAACGTATCAAGAAGGATGTGTACAACCTTATGACTGAGGCTCAATCTTTAGAAATTGCATGATATTATTTAAGACGTTGCGTTATCGTAATTTTTTGTCGACAGGCAATCACTTTACGACGATAGACTTTATACGCAGTAAAACCACACTTGTTATCGGTCACAATGGTGCCGGTAAATCTACAATGCTAGACGCTTTGTCATTCGCTCTGTTTGGCAAACCTCACCGAAACATTAATAAGCCACAACTAGTCAACTCTATTAACAATAAGAATTGTGAAGTAGAAGTTGAGTTTAATATAGGCAAAAGAGAATATAAAATCATACGTGGAATCAAACCAGGTAAGTTTGAGATTCATGTTGATGGCACGATGATTAACCAATCATCACATGCCAAAGAGTACCAGAAGATCCTCGAGCAAAACATTCTGAAGCTTAATCATAAAAGTTTTCATCAGATTGTTGTGTTGGGATCCTCCTCCTTCATTCCTTTCATGCAACTCCCTTCGCATCATCGGCGGGATGTTATCGAGGATCTTCTGGACATTAATGTATTCTCTAAAATGAATCAGATCCTCAAAGAGAAACAAAGCATATTGAAGGATAATCTTAAGGATGTTGATTACGATTTAGAGTTAGCTAAAGACAAAATTAACTTACAACAGAATTATATTAAAGAAGTTGAAGGTCTTGCTGACACAGAAGTTGAGTCTAAGACTGATGAGATAGATGAAGCTCGTGATGAGATAGAAACACTTCAGGCTGAAAACAATAAACATACTCAGTACATTGAAAGACGCTCACGAGGTTTACAAGAAAAGATTAAAGATAGACACGATAAGAAGCAATCTTTATTACAATACAAAGCTGACTTCGATTCTAAGATACGAGCACTTGTAAAAGAATCCAAGTTTTATGAAAAGCATGATAATTGTCCAACTTGTGAACAAGAGATCTCAACAGAACTTAAACAAGAAAAACTAAAGACTGCTAAAGATAAGGCTGCAATATATCAAGATACTCTTATAGATCTGGCTAACGAAGCTGAGATAGTAGAAATAGATATTGCTGATTTAGATAGTAGATCTGCCGATATAAGAGATAGAACATCTACTGTTACAAATAATAATAATGTTATAGATAGTCTACAAAAACGTATTAATGCATTATCAAATCAGATCGATAAGATTAAAGGTACTGATGGTGATACGGCAAAGGCAAGAGAAGAACTAGCTAAGTTACAAGAACAACGTGAAGCACACTTTGAAAATAAATTACGCATTAACGAAGATGTAACTTATAATTCGGTTATTCTTGAAATGTTGAAAGATACCGGTATTAAGACAAAGATTATTAAACAATATCTACCGGTTATTAATCAACTTACAAATCAGTATTTACAGATTCTAGATTTCTTTGTACATTTTAATCTAGATGAAAGTTTTACTGAGACTATTCGATCTCGCCATCGTGATAACTTTTCTTATGATTCGTTTTCAGAAGGTGAGAAACAAAGAATAGATTTGGCTCTGTTATTTACTTGGCGTCAGATTGCTAAGATGAAAAACTCAGTGGCTACTAACTTACTCATACTTGATGAGACATTTGATTCTTCATTGGATCATGAGGGTGTGGGTAATTTAATGAAAATACTTTATGCGTTAGGTGAAGATACAAACGTATTTGTTATATCGCATAAGGGTGAAATCCTTGATGATAAGTTTGAGTCTAAGATGGAATTTATCAAAGATAAAAACTTCAGCAAGGT